ATCTGCATTGGGGTCTTAACGAAGCCCCGAAGCTAGAGAAGCACCTGATGGCGCAGATTGAGCTCAATCGAAAGATCGATCTCGACCTGTTCCCATCAGAGCTGCGTCGCCTCACTGAGAAATCCATTGTGGATCCTCATTGTATGAGGTGGTTGCGGCAGCTTCTTCTGTTTAGCTACAAAGCCTACGTGCAACATGACAACACTACTGAATTGCGCGCCCTCCAAGGGTTCGCAACTACTAATGCCGAAGTTGCGGAGTTTGGGCGTGGCCTTACTAGGTCTAGCCCTCGCCTCCTGCACCTCGTTAAAAGATACACCACTGCAGTTCTCTATAAAGTACGGGAACGGGACATTGTCCCATTCCACGGTCCCGGTGCCTCCATCACCCCAAAAGGGAGATGGAGTCGCTGGTACGACCAAATAGAGTGCTGCTACCCGTACTCCGACTACATGACCTTGTATTTTAATCAAGATCATCTGTCGGAGCTCGGAGCGCTGACCGACGAACACATCAAAGCTAAGATCATTGCTGTCCCTAAGGATAGCCGTGGTCCTCGTCTAATCTGTGTTCATCCTGCTGAAGCCATATGGATTCAGCAAGGTCTGCGCTGTGAACTCGAGCGAGCTATCTCGTCGAGGTGGCGTCCTGGTGCGACATGGCCCTGTGGCCATGTCCACTTCGACGATCAGTCTGTTAACGGTCGTATAGCCTTGCTCTCATCAAAAAGTCGCAAATTTGCGACTTTAGATTTGAAAGAGGCCTCCGATCGTCTAAGCGAAGTCCTTGTACAGATCCTATTTGGGTCTAAGTATAAGTACTTTGCGTGTTGTCGCGCTCAGAAGTATTATAGCACTAATGCTGAATTCAGCACTAGCGACGATAATATTCATTGCTACGCTCCTATGGGGAACGCAACTACGTTTCCAGTACAGAGTCTGGTATTCTGGGCGATTTGTGTTGCATCAATGCAGAGCCGTGGGTTTCATCAACCCGGTTCTGTGTTCGTGTTCGGTGATGACCTCATAGTCCCTAGTGAGTGTGCGGAGTCCATTATGGATGACCTACGCTCATTTGGGTTACTGCCTAATGACCAAAAGTCATTTTGGCGGTCTGGCTTCCGCGAATCATGTGGCGTTGACGCCTACTTAGGCGTTAACGTAACACCGGTCCGTTGGAAAATCAGCCCTGAGGCCGAACATGCGTCTGAACTGCTGCCTGCTTGTGATCTAGCTATGCGACTTCGCATAGCCGGTTATGAGTCTGCAGCCACTGAACTGTACTATCACGTAAGGCGTTCTCTGAGAGTTTCTCACGGAAAGCAGTTATTCTTAACGAATAACCGCCTCCATGGTTCCATCTCGGAGTACGTGACTCGCGCTTCCGATGTTTGGCGAGATGCCTATTGGCATCGCGACTTACAGCGTTACGTGAGCCCTACGTTGCTAACTCAAGATGCGACTCTAAGTAGAGTCGTGTGTGGTTGGAACCACGTTCTTGAGAGCCTAAGTTCTCTACGGAGGACAGGACACAGTAATGTGCCAGATCGCAC